GGCTACAAGGATGGCGGGTGGCTCGATCGCTTCCTGAAGGAAGGCAAGAAGCATTGGGATGCTACCGCCAGGGAGGTCGAGGGCGTCAAGTCCGGTGTGAACTGGCTGCTGGATATGGACAAAAAGACCGGCATCGATCCGACCTGGCTCGGTCTCGGAAAACGCGATGTCCCGTATCCCGCTGGCGAAGACCCGATGGGCAGCGACTATTCGGCGAAGGGCTTCCGATCAAAGGAATATTGGGAAGGCCTCGGTCGGCAGGGCGCCGACGCGACATCGGCGGCTCGCTTGCGTGCGGAGGCGGCGCGCTACGCGCCGCAGCTGTCGGCGCCTGGCGTGACGCAAACCATGACCTACGGCACCGGCCTGCAGTCGCAGGCCGATGTCGAGAAGAGCGCGAACGTCAACGTGCAGGGCGAGGTCTCCGGCGAGATGGAGGGCACCTTCAAGTTCGTTGTGGATAGCAGCGGCTTGATCCAGGTGGTCGACGAAATGAAGAAGCTCTCGGCGGAGATCAGCGGCAGGCTGCAGAGTATCGGCGGCAATGGTCCGGGCTCGACCGGTCGATCGTCGCCGGACGCGCAGGCGCCTGGCGGGACGGGGTTCTCAGGAGTGTACTGATGTCGATCGCGCGAAACTGGCTAAAGACGCTCTGGGCGGCATCCTACAAAGGGGTGCCGTTTTTCGTTGAGCGGGACAACGAGGGCGGCTCGCGACGCATCGTGGAGCATGAGTTCCCGATGCGGGACGAGCCGTTCCTGGAGGACCTCGGCGAAGGCGTCCGCCGCTATCGGGTGACAGCGTATTGCGTCGGCAACAGCGCCGACGCGAACGCATCCTCGGTGATGTCGATCTGTGCGACACGCGGCGCCGGCATCCTCGTCCTGCCGACGCACGGTCCGATCCTGGTCAAGTGTCTGGAGTTCGAGCGCGATCGCGACAAGGACAAGCACGGGTATATCGCTCATAACCTGCGCTTCTCACGCGATGGCGCATCGCACTCGCTGATCTCGACGGCGATCCTGTCGAACGCGACGTTCATCGCGGTCGACAACCTGGCGACACAGGTCGCGTCGACCTTCGTCGGAAATCTGCTCACGAACCTGATGCCGGATTTCGTCATCGATGCCGCGGTCAACGGCCTGCTCGATGGCGTCGCGACCATCGACGCGCTCCGGACCTCCAGCCCGGTCGACCTGGTCGTGAGCGCCGCGCAGCGCAACGAGTTGTTTGCCCTGTACGACGCAATCCCGGCGTTGATCGCGGATCCGGATACCCGCTCCGAGGCGCCGACGCGCCTGGTCGCGGCGATGCGGGCGGTCTCTGCCGGCATTGATCCATCGGTCGCGGTCCGCTCGATCGAGGACGTCATCCAGGCGCTGCCGGCGCCGCGCGAGATCGTCGCCTCCAGCTATGCGACGCCGCGGCGGTATGCCGAGGCTGTCAACGCCGAGGAGGCCGCCCGCGTGGTTCGCCTGGCGACGATCGGCGCCTATGCCGAGGCGGTGGCCCAGGCGCCGCTCTCCGATCGCCAGGCCGCTCTGACGCTCCGCGGAAACGTCGTGGAGTATCTCGACGCCGAGCTCGAAAGCATCAGCGCCACCGAGCACCGGCTATTCCAGGAGATCACCGCGGTTCGGGACGCGGCGGTCAACTACCTGTCGCTGGCGATCATCGACCTGGCGCCGGTCCGCAACGTCGATGCCAACCAGTCGATGCCGGCGCTCTACTGGGCCTGGCGCTTCTACAAAGACCCGAACCGTGCGATGGAGATCGTCAACCGCAATCGCGTCGCCGATCCGGCGTTCATCCCTCCAACGTTCGAGGCTTTGATCGAGTAATGGGCCACGAAAAGATCACCATCAGCGCCGGCGGCGGTTCCTACGACGCCTTCACCGAGTGCCAGGTCAGCGCCGCCTTCAACGAGGCGGCGCGCGAGTTCGCCTTCACCGTCGCCGCCGAGATGGGCGCCGCGGCAACGAACGCGATCTTTGCGGTCGGCGCCGATGTGTCGATCTCGCTCTCCGGCGACCTGGTCCTGGTCGGGCATGTCGATAGCCGCGAGCCGACGTTCGCGGGGCGGCGCGCGGAGATCCACGTCAGCGGCAGATCGAAGTCCGCCGACCTGGTCGATGGCTCGGCGGAACACGACACCGGTCAGTTCGAGAACAAGGACCCGCTTGAAATCGGCCAGGAGATTTCCAGCAACTACGGCGCCAAATGGGAGACCGATCAGCAGCTGGAGAAGGTTGAGCAGTACCAGCTGACCCAGGGCGAGACCTGTTTCCGTTGCGTCGAAAAGCTAGCGCGCCAGCAGGGCATGACGATCACCGGCACGCCGGAAGGCAATGCCAAGATCACCAAGGCCGGCTCGGAGCGGAATGGCCCGCTCCTGGAGGGCGTCAACATCCTGTCCGGCACCGCGCACCACAACGGCAAGAACCGCTATTCCAAGATCGTTGTCCGCGGTCAGCGCCCGTTCGGTCACGGCGATGACAATCTGGAGATCGAGGCGCAGCTGGAGGACGGTTCGGTCAAGCGCCACCGCGCGATCATCATCGTGCAGGACGAGGACACCACCAAGGACCGCGCCGAAAAGCGCGCCAAGAACCGGAAGAACCGCGCCGCCGGCGAGGCGCTGAAAGCCACCATCTCGACGCAAGGCTTCCGCGATGACGGCGGCAAGATCTGGACGCCTGGCGCGCTCACCTACACGCAAAGTCCGTATCTCGATATCTCGCAGGACATGCTGATCGAGAAGGTGGTCTATCGGCAAAGCAGCGATGGCAGCATCGCGACGCTTAGCCTGGTCGATCCGCGTGCCTACGACGGCCAGGGGGCCGGCGGCGGCAAGGGCAATAAGTCCGGCTCAACCTGGAATTTTGGCTGATGGCTCTCCCTTGGGAACATGACGACGCGGTTCGCTCGCAGACGATCCGCACGCGCATCGTCAAGGTCGACGATGAAAAGTCGCAGCAGCGCGTCGACCTCAAGGCGCGCAAAAACGAGAAGCCTAAGAAGATCTGGCGGCCGATGGATTTCGGCTTCACCTCGGTGCCTCCGGAGGACACCGACGGCGTGCTGGTCCAGATGGGCGGCCGCTCCGATCGCTCGCTGTACTTCGATGGCGGTCATGAAAAATACCGCCCGAAAAAAACGCCGGAGGGCTCCGCCGCGCTGTTCAACATGCACGGCGATATCATCCGGCAGTTCGAAAAGAGCCAGGACCACGTCCACCAGAAGAAGATCAACATCCGGATCGGCAAGGGCTACGACGCCGGCAATAGCGAGGCGCCCGAAGGCGAGACCGACGACAAGTCCGACGAGGACGAAAAGACGATTTCGATCGTGATGGATGGCGACAGCATCGTCATCTCCTACGAGGGCGCCAAGGTCACCTGGAGCGAGGACGAGCTAAAGCTCGAAAAGGGCTCCAGCACCACTGTGATGACCGACAGCAAGATCACGCACACCACGCAGCATTGCGTGGTGATCGCCGATCGCGTCGACCTCGGCGATGAAGGCGGATCGCCTGTCGGTCTCTGCTCCGGCGGATGCGCCACGAAGGTCTTTGCGGTTTAGGAGTTCTCATCGATGGCGACGCTCCGAGTTCGGATCAGCGAAGGCGACGACGAACAGCCGATCCTGCTCTGGGATACGATCTGGGCGCCCTGGCAGGGCCAGGGTGATTGGCGGATCGCCGGCGCCACCGAGCCGCTACAGAACCGCGGCGGCTTGCAGGCGCAAGCCGCGCTGCACACCGCGGTCATCATCTGCCTGTTCACCGACAAGCGCATCGATCCGGATCATCCGCTTTTCTACTTGGTCGACGGTGACGATCCGCGCGGCTGGTGGGGCGACGGCGAGGATATCCGTCCCGAGCTCGGCGAGCGCGACATGGGATCGCTGCTCTGGGTATTTGAGCGCGCACACCTGAACGAGGAAATCCGCCGCTGGGTTGAGGCGGTCGCGATCGACGCGCTCTCGACGCTGATCTTCCAGCAGGTCTGCTCGCGCATCGATGTGGTCGCGACGCGCCCGGTCGATGTCAACCGCGTCAACCTGGACGTCCGGCTTTATGGCGCCGACGGCGGGATGGTCTACGATTACAAGTTCGAGGACATCTGGAAGCAGTCGGTGACATCGCCGGCGCCGGAGCCGTTCTCGTCAAGTCCGCCGGTCTAAGGGGCATCCCAGCATGTTCGATTTCCCGACGCTAAAGCGCCTGCTCGAGCGCTCGCGCTCCAGTTTCCGCGCGAACCTGAAGGGCACCGACGCCTGGCTCTGGCCCAACAACGTCTATGCC